AAATCAAAAACCGCAATGGCCAAATGAGTTTAGTTGGTTGAAATGGCCAGAAAAATAAAAAAGCACTTTTCGAAAAAAGCGCTCAAATAAATTAACTAAATTAATTATAACACAGAATAGAGAGATAGACAATGATTGAAGAATTGATAAAAGAACAAATCAGAGAAATTTATCTCGAAGCGAAAGAACAAGCTAAAAAGGAATTGCTACCAGTCAATCAAGCAGAGCTACAGGAAATATTTGGTTTTAGCAACGAATATCTGAAACGATTAAAACGCAAAGGCTTGAAATTTCGCAAACAAGGAAAGTACATCATGTATGATCTGAATGATGTGCATGAGATTTTGGAACTGGAGAAGGAGATACAACATGTATAACGAATTATTAGGAACGATGGCAGTCGCAGGAGTATTCTTCACGGCAGGGTTTGCTGGAGCAGTGTGGGACTTCAAACAGGCACAACGGAAGAAAGCGCGTGAACGTAAGTTAGAAATAGCAATGGAACAATACAATAACGATATTGACGAAGCTATGGCGTTGGGTGAACAACGTGTATTCGACCACTTAGCAGAAGCACGCAAACACTCACATTCAGACAATGATTGGGGTATGCAGGAGGTATAGATGGCAGTAAATAGACGATATTATTGGTTGCAACTCAAAGAAGACTTCTTCAAATCTAAGGAAATGAAGCTGATGCGGAAATTGCCTGGAGGCGAGGAACTGACAATCATTTATCTGAAAATCATGCTGGCCAGTCTTCCAGACGAAGGAAAAATCTATTTCGAGGGTTTAGCTGAAGATTTAGCTGAAGAACTAGCGTTACTGATTGATGAAGATACTGAAGCAGTCAGAATGGCGCTCATGTTTTTAACAAAGAAAAATCTGCTTACCACAATTGATAATTATCAATTTACTTTAGAGCAAGTTCCAGAGATGATAGGTAGCGAAACAGCAAGCACCCGTAGGTCTCGCAAGTATCGGGAGGGGCAAAAAGCGTTGCAATGCAACACCGATGCAACAAAACGCAACGGAGATATAGAGATAGATATAGATATAGAGAAAGATATAGAGCTAGACCTAGACCAAGAACAAAAAAATGCTGTTGGTGGTGAAAATTTAGTTTTTAAAAAATTAAAGGAAGCCTTTGGAGAAATGAGTGTGAATGGCACTATGGTCGAAGAGGTTGAAAGACTACTTAAACAGTACGGACAAGAACTTGTGGTTTTAGCTTTAAACGAAACGATCCTAAATGCAGGTAAATCTCTTAGATATACTATGTCAATTCTCCAACGCTGGGACGGCCAAGGTTTGAGAACGGCTGAACAGATTAGGGTAGCCGACGAAGAGTACGAACGGAAGAAATCTAACAAAAGCCAAGTTGATCCTTACGGAAACATTCCTTCTTGGTCCAATTTAAGACCAGAGAATCAGAAAGAGCCAGAACCTGAAATGTCTGACGAAGAATATGAAAGACGGTTGAAGGAGTTTTTAGCAAGTGAATAAGATTGATTTTAAGAAAGTTAAGACTGACAGCAACCTATTCCACGATTTTAAACGGTATATGCAAGAGTATTTTAATACACAGATTACGAAAGAACAATTTTTAAATTTCGTAGGTCTGTGTGAGGAGAAAAGATATTACTTGAATCCGTTCCAAATGTGCGCATGGGTTTTAAACAAACCAGTTGAAGTCATAGAAGACAGATGGTATCAGAAGAGGGATAACAATGTTTAGAGAAGACGATGACGACTATTTTGAATGTCGAGAATCAAGAGATCCAGATCTATGGCATTGGTACGGATCAGGCTATCGGTATTTAGGTGATGATGACGAAGTATAGGAAAGGATAGAAATGAGTACATTATACGAACTAACAGGAATCTATCAACAGATCTATGATCTGGACATGGACGATGAAACCAAACAGGACACGCTGGACAGCATTGACTGGAATGAGGACTACGAGAACAAGGTAGAGGGCTATATCAAAGTCATTAAGAATCTTGATGCAGATATTGAAGCCCGTAAAAATGAAATGGACCGCTTGAAGAAATTAAACGATGCGGACAAAGCCAAAAAGGACCGAATGAAAGCCAAACTTGAGGAGAGCATGGAACTCACGGGACACGATCGAGTAGATACGACCTTGTTTAAGGTGTCATTTAGACGTTCTAAGGCCGTTGAAGTTGACATGGTGTTATTGCCAGACGAGTACAAGAAAGTTGAATACAAGGCCGATAAGACAGCTTTAAAACGACTTTTAGCAGACGGGCAAGAAATTGCTGGAGCTACCTTGGTAGAAAACAAGAATTTGAGTATCAGATAGGAATTGAAAAAAATGGTAGAAAAAAAGCAAAGTATCTATGAAAAATTGGCGAATATTCAAAACGAATTAAAAGCGCCTAAAAATCAGTATAACTCATTCGGAAAATACAACTATCGCAATGCTGAAGATATTGAAGAAGCGTTGAAGCCTATCTGTTTAAAATATCGTGCAACGTGCTTGATTTCAGAGGTAACGACTGAAGAATTAGCAAGCGAACTTATCACAAAAGTTACTGTTTCACTCATGGATTGGGATGGCGACAACGTGATTACAGTTACCGGACGAGCAAGGGAAGAACGCACAAAAAAAGGTATGGATGCTTCTCAAGTGTCTGGCGGTGCGCAAAGCTATGCTACTAAGTACGCACTCAGTCAAATGTTTTTGATTGACGATAGCAAAGATGCTGACACGGATGCCGATTATATCCAAAGTGGACGAGCACCACAAACGAAAAAACAAGCACCGGCAAAAAAACAAGATGAACCCGTTATTTCAGTAGAGGAAGCTAACCGCTATTTGAAAGAGATAGCTACTATCGCAGAAGCGAAAGGGATAGAAGATGGCTCAATCGCTAAATGGTTTTTGCAACACTTAAAAGTGGCAGACTACAAGCAGATTAAGCAATCACAAGTAGAACAAGCAGAAATGCTATTAGGTAAATTGAAAGGATAAACAATGTTAAACTCAGTAACCCTAGTTGGCCGTATGGCTGGCGATGCAGAACTACGTTACACACCAAATAACCAAGCAGTGGCCACATTTAGGCTCGCGGTAAATCGCCCTTTTAAAAACCAAAACGGAGAGCGTGAAGCTGATTTCATCAACTGCGTGATCTGGCGACAGCAAGCAGAAAATCTTGCAAACTGGGCCAAGAAAGGGGCTTTGATTGGGATCACGGGACGAATTCAAACACGGAGCTACGAAAACCAGCAAGGCCAACGGGTCTATGTGACTGAGGTTGTATCAGAGACCTTCCAGCTTTTGGAAAGTCGGAAAGACCGTGAAGCTGGGCCGTCGCAAGGTTACAGCCAGCCAGATTTTGGACGTCAGGCAGAGCCTATGAATGCAAACCCTATGGACATCTCAGATGATGATTTACCGTTCTAAAAAATCAAAGGAGAAAAATAATGCCAAATTGGGCCAAAGGATCTCTTAAATTAAGAGGAAGAAGCAAAAATATTTCATCAGCATTGAAAGAAATGCTATTAAGCGACACTGTAACATTAGAAGAAAAATATGATGGTACTCTACTTGAATTCAACAACACAGCTCCCTATTTTTACATCAATGGTACAAGACGAGCATTTATTGACCAAAAACAAATAGAAGTTTGGCTTGAAGAAGAATTTTGTACAGTTGAACTGGATAATTTTGAGCAAGCATGGAGTGCTATTCCAGAAAATTATCAAGAAATTTCAAGTGAGTTTGATGTTGATATTAAAATTTTTACATTTGAGTGTGGCATAGAATTTACACAGGAAATTGAAATTTCCAAAGGTAAAATTATCAAAAACGTTTGTAATGAATATGATGATTATCAATGGGAAGTCCCGTTTAGCAATTTGGGAGGATAAAATGACAGAAGGAATCAAATCGACATTATTATGACTTGGATTGAAGAACATTTTGCCAAGGAATACCCAGAAATCAAATCTATACAAGACGTCTGGGACAAGGATGATTTAGGTGGATATCAGACACAGCGGTATTCGAGGGAATTGAATAAAGTGATTATCACTAACGACTTGACCGCTATTAGTAACGATCTAAATTCAATCGGGCTTACTTTGGCAGATTTTAAACAGCAACTAACTTTATTTTAAAAAAAGGAGAAATAACATGAAACAACAAAAAGAATTTTACGCAATCGCACAAAATGGAACGAACAAATTTTTAACAGGATATAAAAATCGAGAACACGCATTAACGTTTAGTGCTGAATTTACTAAGGAGGTTCGCTGTGCATTGATTTTTGAAAAAAGAAATGAAGAAACCAAAGAATCCATGGAAAATCTGGCTAAGGCTGTAGGTGGTCGTCTTGTTAAAATCAAAGCAGAATACGAGATCGCGGAAGAAGATGGATCGGAATTAAAAGAACCAGTTGAAAGCAACGAAGAAAGTGACCACGATGCCCTTGATTGCTTTATCAAAAAAATGTTAGGACTTTAAGATGATCGAACTAACGATACCTATCGAGCCAAAAACCCAAACCCGCCCAAAATTTGGGCGAGGTGGGGCATACGAAGACCCAAAAATGAAAGCGTGGCGCAGATCTGCTACGTACCTGATTAAAAGTCTGTACAAGGGCGAGAAGCTACAAGGATATCTCAAAACAGAAGTCACGTTTTATCTGAAAGCGCCTCAAGTCGTATCGAAAAAACCTACACCAAAAGCTAAAGCTAAAACGTGGGAACGATACGAACGATTTATAAATGAGCGAATATACTGCGCCAAAAAGCCAGACTTGGACAATTTGGAAAAAGCAATATATGACAGCATTTCAGACGCTAATTGCATTTGGTGGGACGATAACCAAGTTGTAGAACATACAACAAGAAAGGTTTACTCGCCAAACCCACGAATTGAAATTAAAATTAAAAAAATTTAGTAAATGGAAAGGCGAAAAAACTTGAATATGCGAGGGTGAATAATGTCACTAGTGGAAGAATTTTTTAAACAATATGACGAGTTGGCTGGTAAATACGAGAAGTACACTGAGGTATTTAAGAATCAGGGCGCAGAACGACCTGCAGAAGTAGCAAAATATATTTCTTTGTCGAGAAGAAAAAACGAGATGCCGTCTCCGATTTATCTGATTTATTTTGACGGATTGCTAAATGATGAATTTCTTTTAGAGTGTATGGACTACTATTTAGAAAATACCAAAAGGAAATCTAGGGCAGCGAAAGAAACAAGGGAACAATTCGCAGAAATGGATGACAATTCTAACAAAAGCATCATACTTAAAAAGCCAAGTAAGAGACGGATAGCAATAAAGGAATATTACATAGAACGCGCTTTAAAGCTAGGTCTTTAATTCAGGCTGGCAGACTCTAACAGGTCTGCTAGTCATACCTCACAAACAATAAAATAAGACACTGATGCGAAGCGAGTGAGGCGCTTCAAATTGAATCGTGATAAAACTACTGGTTTTATGCCTTAACACACGGTTCAAAAAAACTGTATATCAAACGATAAATAATAAAGGAGAGTCCTCTTTTTCACAAATTTACATACAAGTAAGTCTGATATACGCTTACGACCGATCAACATAAATACCATGGCATGGTAATGATGATAGTTCAGAGCAGTGTTGTTGATCCACTGCGGGTTATGACGGTTCGAGGGGTGGAAGTCTCGGAGGGTTCGACTCCTTCCATAATCTTTAGGACGGTTTTAGGACTCCTTATGATTTTTTTACATTTTTATTTCATCGCTATCGACCCGTCCCGATAGCTACCAGATGTTAGACTCCGAAGCGGTGCGATACCGCTTATCTGGTATTGCTCACTATAAAATTAGAAAGGCCCTCTTTCTGTTTTTCTGAACGAGGGGAGCATGAGCAACTCCCCTATTTTAGTAAATCAGATAGAGAATAATATGGAAATTGAATTAATCAAGCGATCAATTCGACTGGATCGACAGAGACTACAAGATACAAGCAGTGATCTGCTCATACAAAAAAAATATTGGTAAAACAGCAGTGATTGGAAGATCACGAGCAATTAAGGAAAGGATCAACAGAAAGTTTATGGAAATGGAAAAGGAATTAGTAACACTAACCAAGAAATGGTTTATTGACCGTGACCTTGAACACGGTGGACGATTAGACAAGCAGGCTTTGAAATTGAGCGAGGAATTTGGTGAGTTATGCGCTGGGTATCTCAAGCAGAACGAGAAGTTGACCAAGGACAGCATCGGTGATTGTGCGGTAGTGATTGTAGGATTGGCATTGTTAATTAAAGAAGATGTACACGGTATCTTTGAAGAGTCCGACAACATCAGACGCAAGGATGAGATGGAATGTTTCAAACTGCTAAACGCAAACATTTCTGAGTTTCAGCTATCGCAGGATTTGGCAAGTAAAGAAATGTGCCGTCATAATCTAGTGCGTGCGGTGGCTTACTTAAAATCTATCAGTAAGGCACTCGACTACGACTTTACGGATTGCTTTGAAATTGCATACAACGAAATTAAAGATCGCAAGGGTAAATGGATTGATGGAACGTTTGTTAAAGAGGAGGATTTGACTGATGGAAATGGTGTTATTTGAAAATGTTGCACCTTATTATGCCAAAGGGATAAAAAATGAAAGTAAACTGGTAGACATCGACAAAATAGCGTTTGTGAGGGAGAGTGGTACACCAGAATTTCCAACACTAACATTAGAACTACAAAGTGGCATCATGTTTGAGTTTAATAAAGTTAATTACAGAACAGGAGTATTTGAATGTAGTGATTTGAGTAGTATGTTAACTGTATTTAATTTTATCAAAGAAAGGAGAGCGAGATGAATAAACAAGAGTTGATTGAAAAAATAAAAAAGATGGATTCGTATATGTTCAATTTCAGACCACACATTAATGAAACTCAAGTTTTAAATTACATTAGACAACTAGACGAACCGCAGAAACCA